CTCCATATGAGCGTTAATGTAGAATGGCCCAGATTCGCCTGTAATGAGTTCTGCGATTAGTTGATTGATGTACCCATCAGCAGAGCTAGAAGGCTTTCCAGAGCCTGTAATCAGCCTAGAAAAGCTACTAGCGGATGGCCTGCCTAATCGCGCAGCAAGCCATTCTTCAGTACCCTGCTCATGGTCAAGAATAATCATTTTGTTTTTGCCTTAAGTGCAGCGACAGCTCGGTCGAAGTGACCACTTAACAGGTCATCAACTGTTTCGCATTTAAACGCTTTACAGAACTTCGAGTAATCGCTGCCGGTTTCGGTAATTAAGTCACGGATAATCATTCCCTGACTGCGAGTGATCTTTTTCTTATCATCACCACGAATCATTGCAGACTCTGCATCGTCATCAGCAGTTGGAATTCCTGCCATAGCAGATATAGCCACGCGACGAGCGTAGGTCACAGACGCAGATGCAGACTGGGGATCTCGCTTAACAACCGGAAGGGTGTATCCCATCTCAAGCCACTGGCCAGAACTGTGCATCAGGCGAGTACATACTCCAATGCCTGATTCATCATTTATGGGGAATTGCGTGTAACTCAAGCCGTTGTCAGCAAAAGGCTGTTTGATGGCCTTAATCACAGACGTTAGGTCGGCATAGTTAGACTTGAAGAAAGGGTTTGCAGAATCTTTTACAGCACCGCCCATGTCACTCTGAGCTTTAGATAGTGCAGTCGCTAGTTCGTTGATTTGTTCGCTTGATTTCATTGTCATCTCCTATTAAAGAAACAACAATATAATCAAAAGTGATTATAATATCAACTAAAATGTTAAATTAATAACACCAGATAACAGGGACGCTTTTGCGTACGTCTAAGTGAATAAACGTCTTAGCTACACCAATGCCTGTAAAACCGGCCTTAAGTGCCTCAGAGACGATTATGTAGCCTTCTGCGCCATTATTGATCTTAATGTCTGCGGCAATGCCGCGAGCGTGGGTGCCTGGCGTAGACTTGGCTTTTTCGATGCTGTGGCCCTCTGGGTCACGATAGCCAGATGTAATAATAAACGGGAACCCGCATTCGTGACGCAGGTCATCAAGTTTCATCAAGAAATCATCAGACATTTCATTGTTTCCGGTTTGCTGGCAATTAAAGTCTGAACGGTTAAAGTATCTCATTTGCGTAATTCCATTAATTTACTAGCACCGCGAATACCAAAGCTGGAGCTTATCGCAATGAACAATAGGTACTGATACCACTCGGGTAATTTTTCCAGTGCTTCGAACCCGGTAGAAACTCGGTCAATCACTGATACATCATTTGCCGCTATAGCGTAGCCAACCATAAAGACGGGGATTGATAGAACAATAGTCCAGAACTCATCCTTCCAAGAATTGCTTGACGCATCTGCCATCTTGCTTTCCCAGTCAGCGTCGTTCTGTATGACTGACATCTTTGCCTGGTGTTTGGCTTGCTTCTCTTCTGCTTTGTTTTGCAGGAATGTTTTGCCAAGGTCAGCAACTGGTCCAATAAGGGCAGTAAATATGCTCATTAAATTACCTTCTCAATACAATAAAGACCGATAATTAATACGTACATGCTTCTTGTAATTAAATCAAACTTATCAAACTTGGCAGATCCTTCATCAAAACGCTTCTCTATGCGTTTAAACTTCTCTTCTATTGACTGCATCCTTACAGCACATTCTCGTTCATGAGCTTCGAGTTTTAATAGAGCTTCTTGGACTGATGCCATTTTGATTATTCCTAGTGCTATAAAGGTTAATTGAACACCGATTATATCATTAACTATCACGCATCAAAACGCCTTCCATAAATATAGCAATCTCATTTGTACTTGAGCTTGACTTAGCCTCAAATGAGAAATCTGATTTAGCTGCTATTTTAAATGGAATTTGTCTGTCATAGCTAACCTGAGAAACCGCAAAGGTTGCCTCAGATGCTCGAATCGTTCTACCCCACTCACTTGTGACAACGTTCCTAATATACAAATACTTATTGCCGTTTGTGGTTGCAGAATTTACGTCAATCCTAAAGAGATAGAATGAATGTCCAGCCGGAACCGTGTAAACACTAGACTGACTAATTCCCAAATCAGGCCCAATATAACCATATACAGTGCCGCCGTTAGATGCAGATATTCCACCAACGTTTGAACCTTGAGCGATAATTAAGGAATTAATTCTAAAGAATGAATTACTGGTATTTACAGGAGAAGTGCCTGTAAGAGTTACAACTTCCTGCAATATGTTGTAATCAGCGTCTAAACCATCAACTAGTACGTCCATAGTATCGGCTGAAGAAGTAGAGGAAAGGCTCATTACAACTGCTGATGATGGATAAACATAACTCCCGCTATCATCCCAAATGGTTTCGTAATCTACACCAACTTCTCGATTGATGCCAAATATGTTTACAGCAGTTGCGCCAAGAAAGTTGCCCCTGGCGATGTCAAACATAACATTAGGTGTGGACATTTTCAGTCCCAAAGATTGAGTAGCCATTAGATTCGCTCCAAAATTAAAGTAATCAGTAAATACAAGCAATACGACATCAAGCCTATTACCGAAATTGATATGCTATTCCAGATCAGGGCTTTACGCTTTCTGGCCTGAGCATATACTGCTCTCTCTCGTTGTAGCTTGATCTTCTTACGCATATGCAGCAGCTCTTTGTAGCCATCTGGACCGTAAGTTAAGCGGAGCAAATCACGCAACTCCTTCTCCTGCTTTGCGATCTTCTTCTCGTGCATATAAACATCGAGAGCTTCTTGCTCAACCGACTTGCCGTTAAAGACCTTCTTAAACAGCGGGGGATTCTCAGCCTGCTTCTTGGCCTCGTTAAAGTCTGAGACAGCTGAGTACCACTTACCCACCTGACCCAGAGTATCGTCTACATCACGACCCAGCTCTACCATCTTCTGAATGGTCTTGTACGCGCTTGTAGCCATTGCAACGGCAGATATAGGATCAATCATAAATAACCACCTTTGTTGGGTCTACATACACCGGCTTGCAGTAAGCGTGTACGGGTGTGTGATACTTGCGTCTAGTTCCTTGTATTGTTAGTTCTTCAGCATACCAGCGGCATCTGGCTAAACCTTTCCAGTAGCTAGTGGCCTCTGCGTCAACAGTACCGTCGATCAGAACTATCAACGCAAAGACCAGCTTCATGCTACCAAGGTGTACCAACTACTGAAGCAGGTGCAGCCATCTCAGCAAGCTGTGCATCAAAACCAGCCTCCAGAGCTTCTACGTCCATAGACTCTTGTACCCAGCCAATGACAGCTTCTTCAGTGAGAGCGTCAAAGGCTACAAAGCCTGCTTTCTCTACGTCAGGTGTAAAGCCACAAGTGCCATAAGAGCTTGCTGTGTGGTCGCCTTCGGTCTTGCTGCAACGCCAATGGGCTACAGTTACGCCGTTGTCTGCTGAGTTACGTTCTAGTGTTGAGATTGTCCAAGTTACTGCCATGATGTTATTCCTCTAATTGTGCAACACGGTTGCGTAGTGATTGTATTTCTTTGATTAACATTGGGACTAATTTTGAGTAGTCCACACCCATCATTTCTTCTGAGTCTTCTGGTACTGACACAGCCTCTGGTGCTACCTCAAGTAACTCCTGTGCAATCATGCCGTAGTCTTGATGAGAGCCATCAGCTTTCCAGTCATACTTGCGTACTTGGATAGCATCTATCTTGCTTCCTGCGTCATCAGCGTCTGTGATGTTTTCTTTAAGGCGTTCGTCTGATACTGAGGTGTAGGTTGTTGTCGTTCCAGTAACATTAATATTACCAGCAGTAGTGCCAGCAGAATTTTGAAAACGAATGTGGCCGCCATCATTTCCGCGCTTGCTTATCATGACAAGGCGGTCAGCACCTGTTGATACGTTTAAGCCGTCATTAGAAGGACTGTTAATAGTTACTTTGCCAGCTGCTACAGTAGTACCCACAAGCAAGTTACCGCTGGAGTCTATGCGCATGGCTTCTGAGGTAAGTTTGGTGTCTGTGCTTGCATCTCCATAACGGAACTGCATATCACCAGCATCGACAAAGATTTGCCAATCTGTTGTGTCTGCGTTTAAATCTTCCCAGACACTGTTTGGTCTATAGGCTGTAACTAAAGTGTTGAAGTCATCACTACCGCCACCTGTCAGGTAAACGTGACTAAGGGCGCGAGGATTAGCCGTACCAATACCCACACGACCGCTGGAGTCTAAATACATTATGTTGCCATTGCCGTTAGCAAAAGCAAGTTCACCAGCCGTACTATTAGCTTTTATAGTGTGTAGCGCGCCGTTACTACCAGCGCTTGAGGTTGAGCTTGTAAAGCGGATGGAGCGACCGTTTGACGCGTTGTCTCCTCCAGCTATAAAGTATTCTCCTTCAGCTCCATTGTCTACTTCTAACGTAGCACTAGGCGAACTAGTACCAATACCCACGTTACCGCTGGAGTCTATGCGCATGCTTTCTGTTAATGTGAGAGTAGTATCCGCAGTGCCAGACGATGCATTAGACCATCTGTGTGAACCGTCAGGACCTTGTTCATAAGCAGATGCCTCATCAGTAGCTACGTACTTGAAATTAGTGCCATCATAATAAGCATTACGAGTAAGCCATGTTCCAGACGCCCCAGTAGCAGACCACAAAGCACCTCTACTGCCTACTTGTAAAGCATTAAAGCCACTATCCCATGTAGACTCTGGAGTAACACCAATACCAACATTACCGCTGGAGTCTAACGTCATGTGCGGCGAATCATCTTCGTAGTTAGATTTACCAGCCGCAAAGTGAATGTCCATTTCGCCAGTCGTACCCGCAGATTTTGCCCACATACCTGCAAAGTGGTCTTCAGTGGCGTTGTTGTCGTCATTGCCAAAAAGATAAGCACCAATCTTATCGCCAGCCTCAATAGCATTATCACTATTGTAAGCAACAAACTCTGGGGCGTCTTCAAAGCTACCCATTATTAACTTGGTATTTGAAGCGCCTAGTCCCGTTGGTATAGTTGTTTGTCCAATTAATAAGTTGCCTGAGTCGTCAAGGCGCATGCGTTCTGAAGTAGCTGTATTAAACGCCATATAGTCTGAAGTATGGTTATAATAAATTCGACCAGCAGTGGAAGCATTACTATCTTCAAAGTTTATGGCGGAAGCAGCGCTAGACCTTAAAACAGCTCCGCTAGAAGCGTCAGCATACTCACCAAGCACAAGAGTGTTCAGGCTTGTAGCAGTAGTGCTGTCATCACCTCCAACAGTCAAAGACTCCGCAGACGCATCCCAGAAGAACTTAGGCGTTGTGCCCGTGTCTTCGTAGAATGACACATCTCCTGAGTTATTGACGCGCAAAGATTTACGTCCATTTTGCTGCACGGTGAAGCTCCGGCCAGCCTCTGCCGCATCATAGTCTAAAACAACATTGCCATTTGTGTTTGAAAGGGTGGCAGCGTTTGACCCATTGTCTAGCGTAAACAGTGCGCCATTGCCCTCAACAGTAAGCCCATCCATCGTGGCTGTGCCAGTAACATCTATGCCTGTATTGGTGGTGGCTAGTTTTTCTTCATTGTTAAAAAACAGCTTAACAAAACCGTTTTCTTGGAAAGTAGCCATTGATTCGTTTGCAGTAGCACCTTCTATAAAGATGTTATTGGCTGCTCTTAAATAAAGGTTTCCAGTTCCTACGTCTTCAATAAAGCTATTGTTGCCATTATGATAAAGTTGTAAATCATCACCAGCACCGAACGTAGCCTTGTCATTGTCGCCCAAGGCTATGCCGCCGTTGGCTGTGATTTCGCCAGAGGCAGTCAGCGTAGTAAACGCGCCAGTAGAGGCAGACGATGCGCCAATGGTAGTGCCGTCGATAGTGCCGCCGTTAATATCTACGCTAGTTGCCACAAAGTTAGAGCCGTCAGCCCTTGCAAGCTCAAAGCCGCCAACTGTAGCGCCATCGTGGACTACCAGCGTCTCTTTCGTAGTGTTGACCGAAATCTCACCTTCCAAACCTGTGAAGGATGCGTGTTCAGTGGTCGTGCCTCTGCGTCTTTGTACTGCTGTAGTCATTTTATTACTCCGGCTTAGTTGGCCAAATTATATCATCTATTGATATTGCTTCAGGATAGTTTTCTGGTATATCCCTCAACGCTTGTCTGTAGGTTGCCCATTCTGCTTTCTTATTGTCGGATAAAGGCGAGTCAGGTAATTGGCTCCAGTCTGATTCATAAAGCAAACCGTTGCGATTCTGGGCAATAGTTAGTTCTATTGATGACTCTATAATTGTCCGAGTAGGCTCCAATTGTTTATCAACTATTTCACCGTCAACGATTATTTTATTAACTGCTGATTCGGAATATTTCATGTAACTTAATTCATCAGAAATATAGTTGTCTATCTCATTTTCTGGGCAATCGACCTGGTTAAGAATATCACCGTCAGAATTGTAAATAATATATTTCATCGCTTAACCTCTACAGCTTCTAAAATTGCTCCAGCAGGAACCACCCAAGAAGTATTGGTTCCTGAACCAGACTTAACATATTTGGCCTCAAGGGTATAAGATCTAGCTGTAACGCTAGTCCTAGAATCAAGGTAAATCGGTGAAGCAGTATCTTGCGGGGTTCCATAATAGCTAAATACTGTTTGCGTTCCATAAATTGTCACTATAGGCTGCGTGATCAAAATAAATGTGCCAGCTTCAAATTCTGTCAATGTGTTGGCGCTTTCTCTAATTCTGATAAAAATATTGCCATAAGCATTATTTCCTCCTGGCTGGGCATCCCAGCTCAAATAAGACTTCAAACTAATAGGTTGAGCATTCCCATCAACAGACGCGGGGGTAAACGCAATACTGTTAATAGTTGTCCAAACTCCGTTATTCAAAGTGATATCGGATGTGCTTGTTGCGGTCCTGATTACATTAACTGCATTTCCCGCTATTTTTAGTGTATCAACAGCCAGGTTAGCTATTTTTGACGCATCAATAGAAAGGTTTTTAATGTTAGCATTTTCAATAACGGCATCATTTATCTGAGCAGAACTGGTAATAACACCAGCAGCAGCGATCAGGCCAGCAGTGATCGAATTAGCTGCAATCTTATCCGTGGTAATCGCGTCAGCAGCAATAGCATCAGCAGTGATTGCGTTAGCGGCAATAGCGTCAGCCCCAATAGCGCCAGCTTGAATAGCGCCAGCAGTAACCGCATCGGCGGCTATCTTTGCGCTAGTTATCGAGTCGGCAGCAATGCTTTCAGCAGTTACCGCATTAGCGGCAATCAGGTTAGCTGTAATCGCATCAGCAGCAATCGCGGCAGTAGATATGCTTCCAGCAGATATGGAATCAGCAGTTACAGCACCAGTCGCTATTTCATTTGACGTAATCGCGTCAGCGGCGATCTTAACTGTAGTGATAGAGTTGGCGGCTATTGAATCGGCTGTAACCGCATTGGCAGCTATAGCATCGGCTGTAACAGCATCGGCAGCTATATTTGTAGCTGTGACCGCATCAGCAGCAATCTTTCCTGCGGTTATCGCGGCAGCAGCTATCTCTGCGGCAGTAATGGCCCCAGCAGCGATCTTTGCAGTAGTTATAGCATCAGCAGCTATAGTGTCAGCAACAACGGCTCCCGCTTGTATCTTGGCACTGGTGATAGCATTTGCAGCGATGGTGTCTGATGTTATTGCTCCAGCGGCAATCTTTTCAGAAGTTATAGCGGCAGCATCTAGCTTTGCAGTTGTTACCGATCCAGCAGATAATTCAGAAGCTGTAATAGCTCCAGCGGCAATGTCAGCAGCGACAATCGTATCAGCGGCTATCTTTCCACTAGTTATGGCGTTAGCGGATATCTCATCAGCAGTAACGGCTCCTGCGGCTATCTTTCCAGTCGTAATAGCTGCTGCTGCAATCTCATCTGCTGTAATCGCACCCGCTGCAATTTTGGCTGTAGTGATAGAATCTGCTGCTAGTGATTCAGTGACTACGGCTCCTGCTGCAATGTTATCTGCCGTAACCGCGTCAGCAGCAAGCTCAGAAGTGGTAATTGCATTGGCTGCAATATCTCCTGCGGTAATTGTATTGGCTGCGATTTTAGCTGAAGTAATTGCATTTGCAGCTATTTCATCAGCAGTGATAGCACCAGTGGCAATCTCAGCAGCGGTAATCGTGTTTGCTGCAATAGCGTCAGCAGTTACAGCATCAGCAGCTATTTTATCAGCCGTAATAGCATCGGCTGCAATTTTAGCGGAAGTAATGGCATTTGCTGCTATCTCGCTTGCAGTTACCGCGCCCGCTGAAATCTTTGCGCTGGTGATCGCATTGGCTATTATCTTGTCACTTGTTACGGAATTTGCCGAAAGCTCAGATGCTGTAATAGCATTTGCTGCTATTTTAGCCGTTGTAATTGCATCACTGGCAATCTTCGTTGTGGTTATCGCACTGGCCGCAATAATATCTTCAGTTACAGCATCATTTGCAAGTTTGGCGGTGGTAACTGCATCAGCACCAATCTTGTCTTCAGTAATAGCACCTGCTGCAATGACATCACCCTGAACAGCATTTATAGCTAATTTGGCATTTGTTACTGCGTCACTAGCTATCTTTGTTTCAGTGATAGCCCCAGCAGCTATAACATCAGCAGTAACCGCATTAGTGGCTATCTTTGCATTTGTTACGGCATTTGATGCAATCTTTAACTCATTAACCGCACCATCTAACAACTTGTCAGAAGTAATCGCACTGGCGGCAATAACATCTCCTTGAACAGCATCAATAGCGATCTTTGCATTTGTAACGGCATCATCAGCCAGCTTTAAAGAAGTAATCGCACCAGCCGTGATAGCGTCTGCTGTAATTGCTCCTGTGGCAATAACGTCAGCGGTAATTGCGTCAGTGGCTATTTTGGCATTTGTGACCGCATCGTTAGCCAGCTTAAGCTCACTAATTGCGCCATCAAGTATTTTGGCAGCAGTAATAGCTCCGGCAGCGATTACGTCCCCTTGAATGGCATTGACTGCGATCTTAGCGTTAGTAACAGCGGCAGCAGCTAACTGAGTGCTGGCAATTGTTCCCTGTAGGTCAACAGTCGCAACAGTTGCGATAAATGCAGAGCCGTCAAAGCGATAGGTTTTATTATCAGTTGTCAGAAATACTTGTCGGCCCTGAAAGTTACCAGTAGTCGGCAGTGATGTGACAATCTCAATCGGTCGCAAGTCGCTAGGGAAGTTTGCCGAAGCCAATGCCCCATCAATATCAGCGGCAGGTATCTCAGAAGTCCACTCGCTACCAGTATAACGATAGATTTTATTGTCAGTGGTCAAAAAGACTAACTTAGGGCCAGTGTATCCGCTTGGGTTTGGCAAAGTAGTTACAATGCTGATCGGCTCAATTCCAGATGCAAATGATGCAGCGTCAACGGTTCCAGCCTCAATCGAAAAGATGTCATCAGTCCAAGATGATGTAGCAGAATCCCAGCGGTAAAGTTTATTTTCTGTCGTGTTATATTTGATCTGACCGTCAAAGTCACCAGTTGCTGGCAATGAGGAAACTGGCTCAATACCGTAAGCACCTGACTCAGCGAACAGATCATTAACTGCCTGGCTAAATGAATCTGTATCAACAAACAATGTAGTCGCAGATGCAACAGTTGATTCATCAGAGATATTGCCGCTGTAATCAACAGACTTGAGCCAATAATATTTCAGAACATTGTAGCCAAGACCTGTACGGCTAAAATAATCACCGCCAGCAGTTGCAATTTTAGTTGCAGTGGAAAAATTATTTACTGCGTTTTCCCATATTTCAACATGACTATAATCCGGGTCAGTTGGCGGCACCCAGCTTAAAGTAATTTCACGCAAACTGCCTGTTGCAATAATTGAATCGGGTATTCCTGGGGCATCTGTATCACCTTCAGCAAGCCCAGAAATAGTGACAAAATTACTTTTAACGCCAAGATCATTAACAGCGCGAATGCGAATATTATAATTTGCACTTGGAGTAACGCTTTTCAATATGTATTGCGTTGTAGTTACAAATGTAGAATTGTAATCAGGCTCATCAATTGGAACCGCCTCATCAATAGACCCATAATCCAGAGAAATAGATGCCGCAGCAGTAATCAAGCCATAGTTTTCAGAGGTATCGTAATTATCCGCAATACTGCCCAAATCAATAATTGCAGCCCCTCTCTGGTATTGCACTTCATACTGGCTAACAAATGAGTCGGCGCTTGCAGCCCAGTTAAGGCGCAAAGAGGGCAGTAGTGTTCCGTCATCTGCAACAATAGTTGTTGAAGTGGCCGTTAAATTGGTCGGGGGTGACACAGAAAACGGATCAGGCAGTGCAGTGTCAGGGTATGTTTTTTCTTCAGCCGCTAAATCATAAGTGTAGATTGTGGAGTCATATTCAAGCAGCCCTACATCACACGTTCCATCATAATTTAGTGAAATAGATTCAACCTGAAATGGCTTTGCATTCCATGCAGGGGTGTCATGCGTTACCGTTACCACATCCCCTACAGATAGCTGTAAAGCCTCGCTAGTGGCCCTAAACGACGTTCTAAGGGCATTTCTCGACCGCTTTAATACAACCCTAGCTAAATCCCTGGCAGCGTAGTAATTAGTGATTGTTTCAAGGGTTAGCTCTTCAACCAGAAGAGTGCCATTATCTTCCTCAAGGAATGTAGTTTCCTCGGTTGATCCAGCTTCAGGCCAAACAGCTTGGTCAGGCTGATAGTTGACAACAGGGTTAGCGAACTTAACCAATACGCGATTAAATTTATTTTCTTTTGTTTCGCCCTTTATTGAAATACCACCAATTATTGTATCCTGATCGAAGGCAAAAACACTTGACCGGCTCTTATCAATAATTAAGCTATAAAGCCCCTGGTTGTAAGGTAAGAAACCTCGGCAACCCATTAGCATTTTTTCTATGTTAGAAAATAATGTGTCATCAGTTTTGAGGACGGCATTGCATTCAAATATCTTTCCTGTGCCACCGCCAGAGTAAAATGTTACCGATTCATCGCAGTCATTAGCAGCGGCAATAAAAGCCGTATCATCGATGGCTGATGCAGGAATACCCTTACCGTAACGATTGTTTGTTAGATAATCTCGAATGCATAACGCTGGGTTGTTACTAAAAACTGTATTTGTACTGCGCGGGTCATAAACCTTTCGGCCTTTGACTATTGCGGTTATATCTGGCACGCCCTGAAATACATTTGCGTCCCACTTTAGTTTAATCGCTAAATATGCAACTCCGCTAAGTGTATGGTTAGATGTCCAGCCAGCGTTAGCCTCAGTTAATAACGGGTCATACGCTTGGTCATCAGCGCCGGTGTGGACGTTTATTGTATAAAGGCCAAAATACTTGCTGTCAGTAATTGGCACATCATCAATAAATATATCCGTTATGGATTCGACTTCACCTTCAGCCATCGCCAGGGCAATATATAAAAACTCATTTTTATCGCCGCCTTCAACATCCTTTGTTGAAACAAATACGCGCACACCGCCAACCCTACGCTCTCCGTAGATAACTGGGATAGGCTCAATGTTTGATTCTTTATTGACAAGAACGCCAGCCATCTCATCAGCAGCTTGCTTGGCCTTTTTCATGGCCTGTCTTGTCATCACATAAGATGCGGCAGTTGTAGCAACAAATAAAGCAACAAATAAACCAATGCCCATTATTTACGTCCCCACTTCAAATCTTTAATTGTTTTGGCGGCGAATTCAAATCCATCATCATTCGGAAAATATATCTTTTGTGAATTGTCATTGGTCTTGCGCCCATTTTCTTTCTCAAAGTCTTTCCAGTGAGAAGCGCAATTAACAGTAATTTGGCTTGAATCTTCGGTGTCTTCTATATCAAAGCCAGTCATTAACCCATCAAATACAAGAATGGGTGCGCCAATAACGACATCAGAATCATCTAATACAGCGCGATAAAACTTAATTGGTTTATCTATATAATCTTGCGACAAGAAGATGCTGATGTATGATTGCTCAACGCCAGATAGCGTTATGTTTAAAGTATTAACTCTTAAATCTGATGTTTCAGTGGCATCGCCAGTTGATAGGAAGTGAGGGCTGCTAACCCAATTTGCAGATAAAGCCGTAACTGATCTATCCCAGTCGGTAATATAAAGCGGAGTGTCGAACTCTAATTTAATCAGTGTCGCAAGGTTAAAGTCATCCTTTGCAAGCTCTGCAATGGTTGATGCGTCTATCGCTCTGGTCATTATACGGCCTCAATGAAATCTACTTCGTAGTCTACCAGAGAAGCTAAACCCAAGGTATATTCCTGAACATCATTATTTAAGCGGACAGTAAACGGTACATTATCATAAGTAACAACAGTGTTATCAGAGACAGCTACACGCAAAGCGGGCTGAATCTGCAAGTCACCAGCACCAGTCAAATCTGAAACCACCATGTAAACTTTACTGTGGTTGTCAAACTTGATCATATCACCAGCCTTTAATGTCCCGGTAAAACCATCAACCGAAATAGTTGTTTGCCCTATTGCTTCTGATGCACTGGTAAGAACTGAGCCTGTTGCATCTCCTGATTTAGAACTAATCTCAGGCAACACGATAGTAAAAGTTTCAGCCATACCCCTTTGAGACATAATGAAAGCCACTACTGGAGCAAACTCAGCGCGAGTCAATGAAGGATATGATGCTGAAAACTCAAATCTTTGACCACCAATATTCCTAACTTGGGTTCGTCCAGATACACTCGTGCTAGAAAGGTTATAGTGGACGCTGTTAAAACCTACGCTATTAAATACTGGGCTTGTTGGGTATGTTCCACTCATGCGATTGATGGTCTCCCGCGATCATTTACTGCCTGGTTAATCATGCTGACAATCTGGCCTCTGCGAGAATTAAGAAGCCTGTCAAATCCAGCGGTGTCATTAGCCTGAATATTAAAATTAACATGGACTACTTTAGAGTCACCTTGCCCTTTGTGCAGATCAGTTATCTTCTCATTCGGGTGAACCATAGCTAATCTGCCACCCTTACCATCCATGCCGCCAGATCTAACGCCAGAGCCAGTCATACCGCCGCCTTCAAACGAGGCAATAGCTTGACCAGCGATCAGGCCAGCACTGACATAACCAGATGCTCTAACAGCTTCAGCCAATGGGACACCAGCAGCACCAAATTGGGCTATAGTCTTCGTGTAAGCTAGGTTAGCATTAATTATAGCCTCGGCTACTGCTAGACCCTTAGCGACCAAGAACATGGCTTTCTGAGCGCCAGAGCCATCTTCCATTGCAGCAGCAATCTGATCTGCCATCGACCCATAAACGCCAACAGTAGCCAGAGCAAGCTCTTTCTTCTGCATCTCCATCTTTTTCTGATGTTCTGCGCGCTTTTCTTGCCGCTCTGTCTCTTTATCGACGAATTCTTGCATCAGCTTATCTTTAGCTTCAAGATGTTGTGCAAGAGCCTCTTGCTCTTCGATCTGAGTTTGCGCCCTTAACTCGGCAAGCATTGCTTGATCAGCGCCCTCATCCTTCATCGCCAGATCAATAATTGCCCTTTGATCTTTATACTTTTGCGATATAGCAGCAGTTTCATCAAGATGGCTTTTCCTGATGTTTTCGACCTGCTGAAGTCGTCTTTCGGCATCTGACTTAGCTTTTTTATCATCTAACTCTTTTTGGCGTTTTTTCTGCTCTTCTAGCTTCTTACGTTCATCAGCCTCAGCTTGTAAGCCATCAATAATTTCTTGCGTAGCTTTTTTGTGAGCTTCTATTTTGTTATGAAGTTCTAGCGCGGCAAGAGCATCTTGATCGGTAGCACCTTTTTGTTTCTGCTGGTATATAAATAAGGCATCGCCGCTCAAACCTAGCTGTTTAACTTGATCTTTCAGATTCTGAATTACATTCTGATACTCTCTCGCGGCTGCTGCGACAGGATTTTTTAAATCGTTATATCTTTGCTTATTTAGATCTAATTCTTGATTAAGAGTGTCAAGCTCCGCAGTTGCCTCTGCATTAGACGAGTTAAACCCATCAATTACGTTTTGAGCTTCTTTATGTCTTCTGGCTAAAGCATTTGCAGAAGCAGCACTTTTTGCACTTGCAACTGCATTTTCATTTACTATCGATACTGCATCCTTATATTCTTTATTAAGATCAGCAATAGCCTTTTCTTGCTCTTTAATGTCTTCCTTTAATTTAAATGCAGAAATAGCCTCTTGACCACGAAGATATTGCCTTTGCGTCTCTGTAATATCCTTGAATTCTTCATTTAACTCAGCGATACGTTCAGCCAAAGTTTTAACTGTTTTAGCAGACTTCTTCATTGAGGGGAAAAGAGATGTAGCTACAGCGGCGCTCACAGCAAGTAACGCACCAATAACCGCGCCGTGAGGTCCGAAAAGAGATGCAATCTGAGAACCCTGCTGACCAAACACCAGCATGGCGTTCTGACCCATCTGAAGCTGTACAGCGATATCCTGGACCTGATGACCTACTTGACCTAAACCACCACGCATAAAGCGAAATTGTTGAGTTACTGCGCCACTTGATTTAGCTAATGCGATTTGCTTGTCACGGAAGATTTGAGCTGATTTAACGGCATCCAACTGAACTTTGCTGGCACCCATCATCTGGAGCTTCATCAACTCCAGTTCGTTAGTGGTTTTGCCAACAGCATTACCTTCAAGCAAGAGCGCCTGAGTTAGGTTTTTAACTTGCTTTTCAATCTGCTGGGTAGAGCTGTTAAATGTCGCATAGACCTGCGAGAATTTATCCTCACCTTTTAGCTGAATTACTACGGTTTCTGCTGCCATCTTCCTTTTCTCTTTTCAGCTTAATAAAAGTAAACCAGTGATTAAACTCATCAACGGTCATAGCGTATATTGTCGAAAGTGGTTGACCAAGGTAGTCAGCCAAGCTGTACATATTATACAGCTCGGTGACATTTCCTTGATCATCGATTAGTTTTTTTCGCGTCCTTCTTCAGTCTCTGCATCAGGAGTTAGAATAAAACTAGCGATTCTTGATACCACTTCTGGGTCAGCATTTCTGCGTAACTTAACCTTGTCACCAATATCAAATAAAGACTCACCTTTCTCATCAGTTGTTCCATAAATAATGGAGTAAACCAAATAATCAGTGGTGTCACCATCCGCTCTACTCATCCACTTAGACTTGTCGTCTAAAGATAGGTTTTTGGTATAGACAGTAACATCCCATTCTTCGACATATAGTTTCCGAATAGCTTTAGTATTGAAGTGTGATACAGCAGTATCAATTAGTTTTCCCATGTTTTACACCGTGCCAGTAGTTAACGCGCCATTGCCGGTGACAGAGAAAGAAGCCTCAACAAGGCCATCAAAAGATGCTGATTTGCTTACAGATGTAACAATAACAGCACCAGACCATTCCACATCACCGGAGTTATTTCCAGTAGGATACAGGTTTATAGTCACTTCTGCACCTTCTGTTAAAGCTAATTGACCAGTAGTGTCTGCGTCATCCCAAATTGCGTTGAACGATGAAGTCCAAGACTTGAGAGTTGGCTTGTGGCTAACCCAAGAGTCACCCATAACAGTATCAGCTACTGTTTCGGAAGTAGTCTCAAGAGACCAATCTTTAATTTCAGCGACAGCGTTTGCACCAACGTAGACTGCGCCATTTTTACCTGTGTATGTTGCCATTTCTAAATACCTCTAAGCGCCATAGCGCATTAATTAACGTAAGCGAAAATCGCCATTAAATTGCCACATCAGGGTTATTTTCTCTAACCCGATATAACACATCAACAGTCATAGTAGCCACCGCAACAGGCTGATCACCATCACCATTAAAGTCTGCTGAAAAATCAGAAAGCATTACATTTGCCGCATTGCCATTAAGGGTTATATCAGCATATAACGCTTCTTCAACCTCAAGACAAATTTGATCCAGGGAATTATCGTATCCACTTACGCCTTTGACGTAAACTTCCAGCGTGAAGCTGACTGTCCTTTCCTGAATCCTGGGCAGCCCCATAGATGAATACTCAACATTTTCACTCTTGCTGAATATCAAAAGACCCGGTAGCTTATCTGCTGCCAAGGGATAGACTCTACTTTGATATATGTTGCTGCCAGTAGTAGACAAGCCAGTTAAAGTA